TAATTAAAGGTGATCTACAAGTAGATGGAACTACTACTTCAGTAAATTCAACTGCTGTAACAATTAATGATCCAATTATTGTTCTTGGCGATGTAACTAGTGCAAGAACAGTAATGTCACCAGTTGCATCTGGTGTTTCAACAATTACACTTGACTCAGTAACCGGAATCAATACTGGAGACACTATTCAAGGTAGTGCTTCTTTACCGAATGCAGGTCTCACGACAATTACATCATATAACCCTTCCACTAAGATTATTACCATTCAGGGTGTTACATCTTCAGGAATTGTTACAACTACACAATTAACAATAACTCATGCATATGATACCAATACCGATAGAGGTGTTGCTTTTGAATATAATACAAGTAGTGGAGTAGCAAATAATAAGACAGGTTTCTTTGGTTATATTGATGGAACAAATACTGGAAGTTCCGCACCAGTAAGATCTTGGACATATATTCCTGATTCAACTATTTCAAATAGTGTCGCAATAGGAACAAGAGGATATCTTGATATTAAAGGTATCTATTATCAAACCGGCGATTTTAGTACTCACGGTGTTGTATATTTTGATAGTACTGGATTACAAACATCAACTAATGATCCAGCATCACCAACAATTACATCTAAACAGGTATTGACTGCAATTACCGAAATTACGCTAACTTTTGGTAGTGCTGCTTCTGTTACTGCAGGTGATATAATCTTGCAAGATACTAGTGGTGCTTATGGTATTGTTAAAACAACTGTTAACTCATCAACAATTACACTTGTTGGTGTAGAAGGAACATTTACAAATACTTATAATGTAAATAAAAATAGTGTAAGTTTATCACTAATTCCAACAACTGTAACTACCATATATACTAACAAACCGACTTGGACATCAACTCTTGATGGAGGAACATTCTAATTTATGGCTAGTGAAGTTGACATTAATCTATTGATGAGTTTATACAATCAAAAAGTATCTCAATTATCAAATCAAAATATTTTATTAGAGGCAAAACTTCAAACTCTTAGCAAAGATTTTGAAGAGGAAAAAAATTTACTTTTAGAAGAAAATTTGAATCTTCAAGAAAAATATGATGCTCTAGTAAAAACCAAAAAAAGTTCTGAATAATAAGTACAATGGCAAAACCAGCAAGTAGGCAACAACTCATAGATTACTGCCTAAGGCGGTTGGGTGCCCCTGTATTGGAAATAAACGTAGATGATGACCAGATAGATGATTTAGTTGATGACGCTCTACAGTACTTCCAGGAGCGTCATTTTGATGGTGTTGAAAGAATGTATCTGAAGTATAAAATTACGCAAACAGATCTTGACAGAGGCAGAGGAAGGAATACTGATGGTGTTGGAATAGTTACAACTACTGCAACATCGACTACTGGAAATGTCTTTAATTTTTATGAGACATCAAATTATATTCAAGTACCAGATTCAGTTATAGGTATTGAAAAGATTTTTAAATTTGATACCAGTTCCATTTCTGGTGGAATGTTTAGTATTAAATATCAGTTATTTTTAAACGATCTATATTATTTTAATTCAGTTGAACTTTTACAATATGCTATGGTCAAATCATATCTAGAAGATATTGATTTTCTATTAACTACGGATAAACAACTTAGATTTAATAAGAGGCAGGACAGACTTTATTTGGATCTTGATTGGGCATCACAAAAAGCAGATCAATATATTGTTATTGATTGTTATAGGATATTAGATCCAAATACATTTACCAATGTATATAACGATAGTTTTATTAAAAAATATTTGACTTCTTTAATTAAAAGGCAATGGGGTCAGAATTTAATTAAATTTAGAGGAGTTAAACTTCCAGGCGGAATTGAGTTAAATGGTAGAGAGATATATGAAGATGCCGAAAAAGAATTAGAAGATATTAAGCAAAGAATGTCACTTGAGTATGAATTACCACCTTACGATTTTATTGGATAATGGCACTTAATCCCTTTTTTCTTCAAGGAGCTTCCTCCGAACAAAGACTTGTTCAAGATTTAATCAACGAACAATTAAAAATTTATGGTGTTGAAATAACTTATATTCCCAGAAAATTTGTTAGAAAACAAACAATAATAGAAGAAGTTCAATCATCAAAATTTGATGATAATTATTCAATTGAAGCATATGTAAATACTTATGATGGGTATTCTGGAGCTGGTGATATATTAACAAAATTTGGAATGAGTCTAAAGGATGAAGTAACTCTTACAATATCAAAGGAAAGATTTGAAGACTTTATTTCACCGTTTTTAGCAGCAGAAGATGATGGGACTGGGGACAGTGCGATTGTATTATCAACTAGACCTAGAGAAGGCGACTTAATTTATTTTCCTCTGGGGCAAAGATTATTTGAAGTTAAATTTGTTGAGCACGAACAACCATTCTACCAATTAGGAAAAAATTATGTTTATGAGTTGAAATGTGAGTTATTTGAATATGAGGATGAAGTTATTGATACTTCAATTGATGAGATTGATACTCAAATTGAAACTGAAGGATTTATTACAACACTCAATTTAATTGGTGTGGGTAGAACTGCATCTGCTACTGGAACTATCAATTCTGGTTATATTCGTCAAATATTTTTAAACAATGATGGATATAATTATACTTCTGCTCCAATAGTTGCAATATCAACATCACCGACAGGAAATGTTGGAGATAATGCTACTGCGGTTGCCATCACAACAAGCAGAGGAGGATCTCTGTCGGTAGGAGGTATTATTTTAACAAATGCTGGCGTTGGATATACTACTATACCAACAATTACTTTATCTGGTGGTGGTGGAATCGGTGCGGCTGCTACCTGCTCCATAGAAACTTCATCAACTGGTATAGTGAGATTTGTTATATCAGATGAAGGAATTGGATACACTAGTGCTCCAGTTATAACAATTACCGGAAATGTTGGATTAGGTCAAACTGCTACGGGAACTGCAATTATTAACTCTAGTACTGAAGTTAGTGCAATTTATGTATCTAATCCAGGTAGTGGATATACGACTAACCCCACAATTACTATTGCTAATCCATCAATTTTAACAGGAATTGGTACATATCACTTTAATGAAATTATTGAAGGATCTCAATCTCGCACACAGGCAAGAGTTAAGTCTTGGGATGTTGATACTAATACTCTTAAAGTTTCGTTTGTTGGTATTGGGACTACAACAAGAGGATTTGTTCCTGGAGAAATTATTGTTGGGGCAGCATCTTCTGCAAGATATTCACTTAAAACTTATGATAATATGGATATATATGATACATATGCACAAAATGACGAAATAGAAGAAGAAGCAGATACCTTCTTGGATTTTTCGGAATCAAACCCATTCGGTAATTACTAATGCTAGGAAATTATTTTTATCACGAAATCATTAGAAAAACGTTAGTCAGTTTTGGAACGGTATTCAATGATATCCATATTCGCCATAAAGATTCCAATGGTAATGGAATTAGTGATATGAGAGTTCCATTAGCATATGGTCCAGTACAAAAGTTTTTAGCAAGAATTGAGCAGCAACCAGAATTAAATAAGGCAGTTGCAATGACTTTGCCTAGAATGTCGTTTGAGATGACTTCTATTCAATATGATGCAACAAGAAAGGCAGGAGTTACTCAAACTTTTAAGGCATCGGACGGCACAAACCTAAAGAAGGTTTTTATGCCGGTTCCATATAATATTGGTTTTGAACTTAACATTTTAACAAAATTAAATGATGATGCCTTACAGATCGTTGAGCAAATTCTTCCATACTTTCAACCATCATTCAATCTAACTGTAGATTTAATTGATTCTATTGGGGAAAAAAGAGATATCCCCATTGTTTTAGATTCAGTATCCTTTCAAGATGATTACGAAGGGGATTTTTCTACAAGAAGATCCTTAATATATACTTTACAATTTACGGCAAAGACATATCTGTTTGGTCCTATTGCCGATAGCACAGACGGTCTCATCCGCAAGGTTCAAGTTGATATGTATGCAGATACAGATACTACAACTGCCAAGCGTGAAATGAGATATACCGTAACTCCAGACCCTATTGATGCTGCACCAGACGATGACTTTGGATTCAATGAGAATTGGGAGTTTTTAAATGACTCCAAGACTTATAGCCCAACACAACAGACTGATATTTAATAAATTATGAATAATAATTATGAAGACATTGGTAAAGCACTCAACATTGAGAGTAGCATAGTTGAGGTGGAGAAATCTATAGAGAAAGTTGATATTGTACCATCAAAACCTGATGATATTAGGAAGGACTATGAATATACAAGAGCAAATCTATATTCATTAATTGAGAAGGGTCAAGAAGCAATTAATGGAATTATGGAACTTGCTGGCGAAGGTGGAAGTCCTAGGGCATATGAGGTTGCTGGACAATTAATTAAGAGTGTTGCAGATACAACTGATAAATTAATCGATTTGCAGAAGAAACTGAAGGATGTTCAAGAAGATACTGTCAAATCACCTAGCAGTGTGACTAATAATGCTCTGTTTGTTGGTTCAACATCAGAACTTTCAAAAATACTCAAACAAGGTTTTCTAAATAGTAAAGATTAGTCTTTACAAGTAATGAACGAGCAATTGAAATCATATAAAACTGTAGAGCAGATTGCGAAGAAACATCGTATGGATGTATCAGATATTCAGAAGCAACTTGATATGGGTGCTCCTATTGAGCACGAGCATACAAACAATCAAAAACTTGCTGTTGAGATTGCATTGCAGCATTTAGATGAAATCCCAGACTATTATACTCGTTTAAAGAAAATGGAAGCAGATGCTAAAAAGCATCATAAAAAGTTTAAGGATGTGAGAATTAATGAGGAAGGTCTTCGTGACTGGTTTGGAAAATCTAGATCTAAAGAAGGCAAACCTGGTTGGGTAAATGCTGTTACCGGTGGAACTTGTGCTAGTGATGAACCTGGAGAAGGAACTCCAAAATGTGTATCTTCAGCAAAAAGAGAAAGTATGACTAAATCGCAAAGATTATCTGCAACAAGAAGGAAAAAAGAAGCGGATCCTGGGCAACAAGAAAAATCTGGTGCTGCAAAACCAACCTATGTTTCAACAGATTCGAAGGAAAAAATGAAAGAAGAAATGAATATCCAAGAAGTAAAAGATAAACCGGGAAAAGGTAGTGGTAAAAAGGATGCTTGTTATACTAAAGTAAAATCTCGTTACGATGTTTGGCCAAGTGCATATGCTTCTGGGGCACTTACAAAATGTCGTAAGGTTGGTGCGGCAAATTGGGGAACTAAATCTGAAGAATGTTGGGATGGTTATAAGCAAGAAGGTATGAAAAAGAAAGGTAAGAAAATGGTTCCAAATTGCGTTCCTGTATCCGAAAATACCGATGCACTTGATTATGATTGGCATACCCCAGTTCGTGAAAGAGCAGATAGATATTGCCCAAAATGTGAAAAACTTGAGACAAGAAACGAATGTAAATACGGTCCAAGATATTGGGATATGTTTTCTTTACCTGCAGAGTTAATTAGTTCAAAGAAAGAGTATAATACCACAATGCCACATCCAGCAAATGAGGAGAAGGACTACGAGTATTCAATGGCTCGATCCGAACTTAGCACCATTATGAATGCTGCTAGAAGACTGAAGAAAAAAATGAAAGGTGAAGGTAATATTGAAGCCTGGGTTCAGTCAAAGATTACAAAGGCAGCAGACTATATTGATACCGCAGCAGATTATATTGATAGTGGAGAAAGTAAGGTTAATGAGGATGTGACAATTGAAGATGCAAATGGCAATACCTTTCTTCGGATTATCGATATTATCAAAGCAGACCGTCTTGTAAAAGAAGGGATTAGTTTTGATGTTGGAAAACCTTCTAGAGGTGCTGGTGCGTTAACTCCATCTGCTGCTGCACAACTTGGACCAAAAGCAGTTGAGTTACAAAAGAAAAAAGCTGCTTCGGTAAGTCTTCCAAGTACCGCTGGCGTTAAACTTGCAGATTCTTATAAATTAAAATCATTTGACGAATTTATGTCGGAAGCATCACCTGCTTGGCAGAGAAAAGAGGGAAAGAATTCTGAGGGTGGTCTAAATAAAAAAGGAATTGCTTCTTACCGCAAAGAGAATCCTGGATCAAACCTCTCACTTGCGGTTACAACTAAACCATCAGAATTAAAAAAAGGATCAAAATCAGCAAATCGCAGAAAGTCATTTTGTTCCCGTATGAGTGGAATGAAAAAGAAACTTACATCAGCAAAAACTGCAAATGATCCCAATTCAAGAATCAATAAATCATTAAGAAAGTGGAATTGTTAGTATGTCGTCGGAACTAAATGATTTCTTTAAATTATTAGCAGAAGATAAAAAAAAGAAAAAAGAAGAGTTTGATTCCGCAGTCGGTGACTTGGGATTAGATTCTCTTTTTGGGGAATTTGCCAATTTAAAGAAAGAAACCAAAAAGAAAAAGGTAAAAGAACAAAAAACAGTCAAAGCATTTGAAAAATGGTTGTATTCAGAGACACCCAAAGAACAGGAACAAATTATTGAGGATGTAATTGAACAATCTTTGGATGAAGTTCTTGAGGTTCTTGAAGATCATAAAGAAAAACTTGAAGAACCCAAAGAGGAACTAATTGAGAAATCTTTAGGACTTCTTGCTGAGCCATCAAATGTTAAGCAACAACAGGATCCAATTACTCCACTGAATCAAAAGTTCGCAACACTTGATGATTTACAAAAGCATTACAGCACTTTCCTTTCTCGTATTCAACAACAACTCTCCACATTAGGTGGAGGTGGGGAAACTAAATTAAGATATTTGGATGATGTTGTA